AACAAGTTCGTGACATGACCAAATCTCAACTGGTCAAGGGTGCTTTTAGAATGTTAACTTTGAAGTTGGGACAAGCAAACATTCCAATGATAGTAACCAATCATACCTATGATGTCATCGGCGCTTATGTTCCTACTAAAGAGATGGGTGGTGGTAGCGGCCTTAAGTACGCCGCTTCTACTATCATATATCTCAGCAAGAAAAAAGAGAAGGATGGAACAGAAGTCGTTGGAAATATTATCAAAGCAAAGGCTGTTAAGTCGCGTTTAAGTAAGGAGAACAAAGATGTTGAAATCCGTTTGTATTATGATGAGCGCGGCCTTGACCGTTACTATGGTCTTTTGGATCTTGGTGAGGCTGGTGGACTCTGGAAGAATGTAGCAGGACGCTATGAGATGGATGGTAAGAAGATCTATGCAAAACAGATTCTTGCAAATCCAGAAGAATATTTTACTTCAGAAGTGATGCAAGCTCTTGATGAAATTGCTGAAAAGGAGTTTAAGTATGGATGATATAAATCCATTAGAACAGGCTGGACAAAATCAATTAAATGAAATAGCTTTAAAAGATTTTTATAAAAAAGTAACTGTCTATGATGAAGAAGGTGATATTAAACTTTTTCATATCAAGGGTAGAGTATATGAAATACTAGAAGTCATGAAAGAACATGGTGGTATAGACACTTCAGGATGGAGGATTGTAGAAAATGAAGAACTTGCTTGATTATGTGAAAGTCTATGACAATGTTTTACCAAAGAACATTTGTGATGAATTAATAGATTCATTTGAAAAAAATCAAAACCTCCATGAAAGGTATGAGAATAGTAAGAGTCCTCAGTTTACTCAATTAAATATTACCTCTCATCAAATAAAGTTTGGATATGATTTACATCAAACTTTAATTCAAAAATCTGTTTCATGTTTAAATAAGTATAAACATGAACTTAACATTTGGAAAGAGTTTCCAGAAGAATATTCATTTGAACACTTTAGGATGAAAAAATATTCTTATATACAGGAAGATGAATTTAGAGAACATGTAGATGTTCAGGATTATCTTTCTGCTAAAAGATTTTTAGTATTTTTCTTTTATCTAAATGATTTAGAATATGGCGGTGAGACATATTTTCCAAAACTTGACTTTAGTGTTCATCCAAAAGCCGGAAGTTGTTTAGTCTTTCCCCCCTTGTGGTTATTCCCTCATTGTGGTATGATGCCCTCGGGTAAAGACAAGTACATTGTTGGAAGTTATTTGCATTACAGATGAACGGAATTGAATCTCTAGTACTACAGAATTTAATTAATAATGAGGATTATACTAAAAAGTCTATTCCTTTCATTAAGCCTGAATACTTTGAACAACAATACAATAAATTGTTGTTCACTATAATCTATGAATTCTACACAAAATACAATAAACTACCTACAAATTCTGCACTGGAAATTGAGGTAGACAATATTCAAAACATCGGAGACGATGATGTTAAAAAGATCAAACAGTTCCTAGAACTTGATGTAGAAACTGTTGATGAAAAGTGGATTGTGGACACTACAGAAAAGTGGTGTAAAGATAGAGCTATCTACAATGCACTTCTTGAAAGTATTAAGATTGCAGATGGACAGGATTCCAAAAGAACTCCTGATGCTATTCCATCCATACTTTCTACCGCTCTCTCAGTTTCTTTTGACCAAAACATTGGTCATGATTATTTAAATAATTATCTTGAACGGTATGAATTTTATCATAGGACGGAGGAAAAAGTCGAGTTTGATCTTGAATACTTTAATAAAATCACCAAAGGTGGTTTACCTAACAAGACTCTTAATATCGCGCTGGCTGGTACAGGTGTCGGCAAGTCTTTATTCATGTGCCACCTTGCTAGCTCCGTGTTGCTCCAAGGACGGAACGTTCTCTATATTACAATGGAGATGGCAGAAGAGAAAATTGCTGAACGAATTGACGCAAATCTCTTGAATGTAAGTGTTCAAGATATCGAACGTTTACCAAAACAAATTTATGAGAATAAAATCAATTTGTTATCGCAGAAGACTAATGGTAAACTTATCATCAAAGAGTATCCTACTGCTTCTGCTCATGTTGGACATTTCAAGTCTTTACTTAACGATCTTGCATTAAAGAAATCTTTCTTCCCTAATATTATCTTTATTGATTATCTAAACATTTGTGCATCTGCTAGATACAAAGGGTCTATCGTAAACTCTTACACTTATGTTAAGGCAATTGCTGAGGAACTTAGAGGACTCGCTGTTGAACACAACGTCCCCGTCGTGTCTGCTACTCAAACTACTCGGAGTGGTTATGGTAACTCTGATGTTGACCTTACTGATACTTCTGAATCCTTTGGTCTTCCTGCTACTGCCGATTTTATGTTTGCTCTTATTAGTACCGAAGAATTAGAAAATTTAAATCAGATCATGGTTAAACAGTTGAAGAATCGTTATAACGATCCTACGATGAATAAGAGATTCTTATTAGGTATTGACAGGGCAAAGATGAGGTTGTATGATATAGAACAATCTGCACAATCTGGAATCGTAGATTCTGGTCAAGATGATTACGACATGGAGGAACTCTCCAAAAATAACAAACTTAAAAATTTCCAAACACTGAACTATTGAGGTAAAATTATGTCTAAAGGTTTCGCTCCTAAAAATGTTGAAGAAGCAGTTAATGCAAAAAAACAGAAAGAAAAAGAAGATGCAGTTCCTCTGGAAGTTGATTGGGATAAGTATACTGAGTTTGTGGAGGTGATGACTAGTGAACCTACAAAAAACTATAATGCATATACTTCTCGTTTGACTGAACTAAACGAACAAGGTTGCAATGTCAATCGTCTTACTACTGCTGCTATTGGTCTGTCAGCAGAGGCTGGAGAGTTTCAAGAGATTGTCAAAAAAGTTCTATTCCAAAACAAACCATGGAATGATGCTAATAAAGAACATCTTGTGATTGAACTTGGTGACATCATGTGGTATGTTGTTCAAGCTTGCAAAGCTCTGGATGTTCGTGTTCAAGATGTATTGATTGGTAATACTTTCAAACTTCTGAAACGTTATCCTGAAGGTACATTTGACTATCTTAAGTCTGAGTATCGAGCTCCTAACGATCTCTGATAAATAGAAAATAAAAACCTCTTTCCTAAATACTAAAGGAAAGAGGTTTTTTTCTTATGACTACCATTTCAGAAACACTACTTGCATTAAATAAAGTTCTTCAGGACTATGAAGTAGAAGTAAAAAAGGCAGGCGCCAGAGTTACTACTCTTTTGGTTTACACTAAAGAACGTTCTGAAGCTAGAGAAGAAATTAAAACTGAACTTAAGAAGTCTAATATTAAAGCCGATGTAGAAAAATTCAGCGAATCTAATTTTGAAGGTTTGAAAATTAATGAATCTACATCTTCTTATCTGAAGATAATTTTCAAACCAAAGAAAGGCGGCGGGGGATCAGGCGCTGGTGCTGCAGTAACAAAAATGGCAGAATCTGCTCAAGCAGTTTATGCAGCAGTTGCTTTTGGACTAGGTAGACATATAACACATTCTGATATAACTCCAGATAATGTAGAAAGATTTAAAAATAAATTTGATGTAGATGAAAAGATAGATGTGATATTAAATCAATTACCAGATGATTGGATTGAGTCATCTGTTCTTGGAGCTAATAAATTGTGGGATCAGTTCAAAGGTCTTAAAAATGGAATAGTATTTCATAGAGGATCTAAGACTGTAGATCATATTGAAAATCAATTCAAAAGAATTAAAGGAATTGAAGGCGTTAGAATGGACATCAATAAATGGTCTCCTGCTGACATATATGTAACTACACCAGGATATAATTCTAAATGTTTAGAGGATGAAAGAAGCATCCAAGGTTTGAATCAATGTATGAATGAAAGAATTAATCCTTCAAATCCAGTAATGTTTGGAGTTTCTTTAAAGAAAATGTCAAGAACTGCAAGTCTTAATATTATAAACTTTGATAAAAAAAATTCTGTTGAAAAAGAATTTGACAAATTTGAAATGAATCCAATGAGTAAAGACATGTATCTTCATTTTACTGATGGAACTAAGATTCAATTTAGAGGATTTGGTGGTAAATCTTTGACTGGATGGCAAGGTGAGGTTAAGGGATCTAAAGCCAATCAAGGAAAGATTTCATTAGGTCCGATCAATCTTCTTTTAAAACTACATGGTATAGATCAAATCCCAACTAATATTGCTGCGGATATTAAGAACGCAACTAAGAAAACAAAGCTTTTAAATGATGTAGTTGCAGAACTTAAGAAAAGATCTCCCAATTTTGATGATGCTAAATTTGCTCAGTTTCAGATAAATTCTACTAAAGGTGGTGAGTTTGATGGTTGGTTATATTCAAAGTCACATGGTATTAAATTAATAAAAACTATTGAAGGAATTACTAATGCAGAGAAAAAGAAACAAGTCTGTGAAGACTTATATTTGTACGCAAATTCTAAATCTAAACTATCTTCCTCATATTGGAAGTTAGAGTGATGATAAATATTTAAATGGGAAATACAAATAATCAATGAAGACGTATAGACAGTTTATTACAGAAGTAACTGCCGCTGGTGAAGAGGCTAGGAAACTAGGTCTCAAGCATGTAGGTAGAGGGATGTATGCCAGTAAAAGTGGTGAAATTACTCACAGATCTCTCGGTGGAAAGAAGTTAGAGAAGGTAAAACCAAAGGATGCACCTCAACAGGCACAGTCAACTAAGGGTACAGATGAAACACCAACTAAAGGAAAGACTGCATCTGCAACTCCTCAACAGGAACTAGAACCAAATGCTGAAATGCCTGGTGTTGATCAACCTGCAGGTGTAACTGTTACATTTGGTAGATTTAATCCACCTACAATTGGCCACGAAAAACTAATTCAGTCTGTCGCTTCAATGGCTAAAGGTGGAGAGTTTAGAATCTATCCAAGTAGAAGTCAAGATAAGAACAAAAATCCTCTTACACCAACAGAAAAAATTTCTGTTATGAAGAAAATGTTTCCTGAGTATAAGGACAACATTATTAATGATGAGAATATGAGAACGATTATTGATGTTCTTAAGTCTTGTGGCGAGGAAGGATTTACAGATGTTACTATTGTAGTGGGTGGTGATAGAGTTTCTGAATTTGAAGAACTTGCAAACAAGTACAATGGATCTATCTATACTTTTAATACTATCAACGTTCTCTCTGCTGGTTCAAGAGATCCTGATGCTGAAAGCGTAGAAGGTATGTCTGCTTCTAAGATGAGAGCTGCTGCATCTCAAAATGATTTCAAATCATTTAGATCTGGTGTTCCCAAATCATTAAATGATAAACAGGCGATGAACCTGATGAATAAGTTGAGAAAGTCTATGGGTGTTAGTTCTATGTCACCTAAGGTTGAGTTGTGGCAGATTGCTCCTAAATTAGATTATGTAAATCTAAGAGAGAATTATTATCAAGGGAACATATTTCAACTTGGATCAGTAGTAGAAAATTTAAATACTGGTATTACTGGCAAGGTAGTAAATAGAGGAACTAACTATGTTCTTTATGTTGATGAAAATGATGTTCAATATAGAGGCTGGTTAAAGGATCTTGTTGAGGGAGAAGATCCTTCAACCCAACTTGAAGTTGGAACTGATAGATATAGATCTTATGTTCAATCTTTAACACCAGGTCAATCAGTTACTAATTTTTATGACTTGAACAAAAAACTTAAATCAATAAATAATAAAAGAAGATAAATCTTATTAGCAAGGAACAACTATTATGTTAAACGACAAGTACGCTGTGGAAAGTTCTAAACTTTCCGGCATGGAAGAAATTCTAAAAAACATTGGATTCCTTAATGAAGAGGAAAAGTGTGATAAAGCTGGTGAAGATCACGAGCATAAGTATCCCAAGAAGTCTGGCAAAAAGTCTAAAGATTATGATGGTGATGGAACTGTCGAAGACGAAACTGACGAGTATGCAGGTGTCAAAGACCGTGCCATTAAAAAGGCCATGGGGAAAAAATCCAAAGAGAAGGATGATGCTAAGTGCGAAGAAGTAGATTTCTCTTCTATTCTTGACGAGTTAACTGATGAAGATCTTCTGTTCCTTACTGACGACTTAATTGAAGAAGTTGTTGAAGAGTTCTTCTATGAGACTTTAGAAGAAGGTTATGAAATTGATCAACTAGAATCACTGCTCCTAGAGCAAGTTGAATCAGAACTAACCTATCTTGAAGAAGCAAAGGTAACCGTTGGACATGACACTGAAGATTCAACTCCTAAAGAAGTAACTCCTAAAGAAGATAAACTTGCAAAAGTAAAGGCTGCTGTTAAGAAAGTTGCTTCTGGTGCTAAGAAAGTTGCAACTAAAGTTGCTGGTGCTGCTGGTGAAATTGTTGGTGCTGCAAAAGCAGGATATCAAAAAACCGCTGGTTCTTCATCTTCATCTTCAAGTTCTTCATCATCTTCTAATTCTTCAAGTTCTTCTGGTAGAACAGTTCCTCGTGGAACATCACAAAAACCTGGATTCCTTGCAAGAGCAGGTGCTGCACTTAAGGCTGGCCTAAAGAAAGTAATTGGTAAAAGTGCAAGAGTTGCTTCTAAGGTAGGTGACAAAGTTGCAACACGTTTGGGTGAAGAGATTGATCTAGAAGAAAAGAGAGGTCTTTGGGATAACATTCATGCTAAGAGAAAGCGTGGAGAAAGACCTGCTAAACCAGGAGAGAAGGATTATCCTAAGACTCTTAATATAGAAGAAGTAGAAGGTCTTATGCCAGAAGAGTTAGTTGGTACAACATACGAGATTGAAATGGAAGATGGAGAAACCATCATCATCGAGAAAGTGAAGATGGATGGCGTTGATGATAATGGTTCTACAAAATGCTGGAAGGGATATAGAAAAGCAGGCACCAAAATGAAGGGTGGTAAAGAAGTTAATAACTGTGTCAAGGCTGGTTACGAAATGGATGGTGAGGAATTTATCTATGAAGATGATCAGTTCCTACAAGATGTTGAAGTTTTAGCTGATTGGTTGTATGAAGAAGGCGTTATTGAAAATGAAGATCAGTTCTTTGAACTAATGGAAGATTTGTCGGAAGAAGAAATCGATGAACTATATGATGTTGTTTTTGAAGCGACTGCTATGGCGAAGCGTGGTTATGATGAAACCAAACTTCGCCAACGTGCTGGCGGTGGTGAAGCAGCAGATAGAGCAACTGCACTTGA